CGTGACAATGTGTATTTTCAAGAAACAACTGCCAAGACTTTTACAGATCAGCAGATCGACGATGTAGTGGACATGTGCCACAATGTGAGACGTTTGGAATTTTACGGCGGTGAGCCTTTGCTAGACAAACAGTTGCCGCGTCTGTTACAAAAATTAATAGATCGCGGATACAGTAAACAGATCACCATCAACATCAGTACCAATATTACTCAAGCCTTGACCACTAGTTTAGTCAAACTGCTGTTGGCCTTTGAAAAAGTACAAATTAATCTAAGCATGGATGGGTGGGCAGAAAAGTTTGAGTACCTACGGCACCCTGGCAATTGGGATTTGGTGTATAAAAATACATTGGCTTTTATCAGATGGTCTCGGGTCAGCAACGGTCGTATTACACTTTTACCAGTGATTACTGTGACCACAATGAACGTGCATCACCTGCCAGACTTGGTGGCCAACATGAAGCAGCACTTTAGGCTAACACCATTTTTAATCTTGTGTCGCAAGCCCTATTATTTCAGTGTTAGAAACATTCCCGAACCCATTGCACAAGAAATCATTAGCAAGCTAAACAGCTATCCAGATTACGACTTTGGCTCCATTGCTCGTGCATTGGCTGAACCAGCAGATCCTGAGATGTGGGACGAATTCAAATCTTGGACTCAGATGATTGATCAATATCGTAAGGAAAGTTTTTCTGCCACCTTTCCTGAATATGCAGATTTGATTAAACGTCATGATCATTTAGCAAATTTATAGGTTGCATTACAGCAAATATCCTGCTAAAATAAACAAATGCGAATACTAACCCTTGACAATAATTGTCACTATGATTTAAATACACTACCAGAAGAAGTAGACGAAATGCGTTTTGCTATTCTTGACAATAGCGATCCGCATAATCCTGACTATCATTACATACCTTTGATATTTTTGGAAAGTTTCAACAGCCCAGCCCTGGTATTACAGATTGGAGACTATACTATCAAGATGCCCATGGACTGGCGCATGTTGATAGGCGAACCTGATTCGGGAGACCTAGAAGTGATACCCTTGACCAGTATCAACGATCGAGGCTTCAAGGCTTTTCAATTTAATCCGCTAAGTAGTTTTAGTCCAACTTTTCCAGAGATTGAGATAGTGGATGTTTATCATGATGTAACCTGGTACAGTCCCAAATTAAAAAATGGACAGATGCTGGCAGTACCTTTGAATGATGAACACAAACCAGATTGTGTTTATTTTGTCAAGGACATCAGCAGGAATTGTGAAATTGTTGATTACTCAAAGGCCTGGTAGAATGAAACAGTATGAAGATAACAGCACATCTGCACCCAAGATTGTTGCAAACCCAACAGACAAGAAAGAAAAGGATCTAGAACGACGAGTTAGAACCTTGGCAGATCAAGTGGTTGCTCAGCAACAACTTATTGACAGAATGCACAGAGATATAGTACGCTTACGTACATCCATCAACGAGGTATCAGCTAGGATCAAATCTTGACGCAGACCAGCGATAAACTAAACATTGCCAATGAGATGAAACAATTTGATCTCAAAAATCGCAACTTTTACGACGAACTAACGCCCGAAGAACGTAAGAAGTTTTCAAACTATCTCATGATACGCTGGGGCAGTAGTGTGCAAGGTTCCAGAGAACTGCAAGAGTATTATGTACAGAGTTGTAATCACTATTTCAACAAAAACTTCTTTGCCATCAACCGTCATCCAAAACTGCAATGGTTATGTGCCACAGCAGTTAGTCCTGGTATGGGAGTACATCGACATCAATGGATCAGTCCCAAGAAGAAAGAAGCCAGTACCGGCACCGTAAGAAAACAGTTGGCTGAATTGTTTCCAAACATGAAAGACGACGAACTTGATCTGCTGGCCAAGATCACTACCAAGAAAGAACTTGACCAATACATTCGAGATCACGGCAACGAAGTTAAAAAATGAAATTTGAATGCCAATACTGTAAGAAATCTTTTGTGAAAGAAACCACTCTTGTGGTGCATGTTTGTGAACAAAAGAAACGCTTCCAGAGTCAACATGAAACTGGTATCCAGTTAGCCCTACGTGCTTATCAGAAGTTTTATGAAATGAGTCAAGGATCGGGTAACCCCAAGTCGTTTGATGACTTTGCTCGGAGTCCCTACTATAGAGCATTTGCTCGCTTTGGTCAATACTGTGTCAGCATACGGGCTGTCAATATTCCACGCTTTACTGAGTGGCTGCTTAAAAATAACAAGAAGATTGATCATTGGTGCAGTGATCGAGTATATGGTGAATTCCTAGAACAATATCTCAAAATAGAAAGTCCCATGGATGCACTACATAGATCAGTTGAACACAGTATTCGATGGGGTCATGAAACAGGTAACCCTGCAAATGATTATTTGCGTTATGGTAATGACAATACAATATGTTATGCTGTCACTACCGGACGAATTAGTACTTGGGTACTATACAATTCTCAATCAGGACAGGAATTCTTAGGACGCATTGGATCTGATCAGATTTCCATGATATGGTCTTTTATTGATGCTGATTTCTGGAATCAAAGATTCAAAGATTATCAGGAAGATACTGCTTATGTCAAAGACATCTTAAAACAGGCAGGTTGGTAATGAGTGCAGATATTGACATTGACATGCCGGATCGCTCAGCCTTGTTGGAGCTGATTCCGCATATTGCAGCCAGACAACAGGTGCAACAACAGATTCGACGACACAACTCGGGCGTGTATGTGACAGCTGTTCCACAAGATCCTGTCAATCGTTGTGCTGCCATCGATTATGAAACAGCAGAGCAACGTGGTTACTTCAAGATTGATTTTTTGAACATGAGTGTGTACAAGCTGGTTCGCGACCCAGAACATTATGAACACATGCTGGCACAAGAACCTGAATGGTCACGTCTATGGACAGATGCTGACTGGGCCAGTCAGTTGGTTCATGTAGGCAACTATGTTGATCTGCTGCAGACCATGCGACCTGACTCCATCAGCAGAATGGCAGCATTTATATCTATAATACGTCCTGGCAAGGCACATCTGCAGAACAAGAGCTGGCAACAAGTATTTGAATCTGTGTGGGACGGTGATGATTCTCTTGGATACACATTCAAAAAATCACACAGCATAGGTTATGCCCAACTGGTAGCGTTGCACATGAATCTTTTGATGGTCTAGTTATTCCATTCTACGCACCAGCGTGATGCTTCTGCGTTTGCTCTTTCTACGTGTAAGGTCATTTAGACTGCAGATAGGACCACACAAGATGTCAAGATCCTTGTTGATAAATGTTCTGCGATAGAATCTAAACGGTTCCCAGTCTGTTTTGAGAAAGATGTTGATAGGGACCGATCTATTACTTTCCCACCACCATACACTGGCCATTTCCAAAAACGATAGTTTTAGATCAGTATCTTGAATCTGCCCAAAATCATAGATAGTGGTTATATTTTCGTCGCGATTTTGTACAATGCCCACATATTCCACACCGGCATAAACGCACAGCGACATGAAAGGGTACTTCTCAGTTAGTTGTTGTATTATGTTTATGCCCATAAATATTCAAGGAGATTTCTAATGTACGCGACCACTGCCTATTTATATCAACAAATTCAATCGGTTTTATTGATAGACACCAGTGGCGCATATTTTGACGCGAGGTGGGATCCAGTGTACGCAAAAAACTTAACTTTAAATCTGGGGGTCGATAATGTGATCCTATTCCAGTTTCAGAACCAAGATCAACGGCCGGTCAACATATCTGGTGCTACTTTTACATTTCGTATCATCAGTCAAAATGGGCAAGACCTCTTGTTTGCCAAGGAACTGGTGGCCTTGAACGCTGCCACAGGGCGAGCCAAGGTCACCATTACCGCTGAGGAAACACAGCACTTTCAAGAACAACCGGCCAGCTACAGCATTGAAATATCATCTGGTGTATTAGATCAAGCTGTGTTCACAGATGATAAGCAGGTGCACGTGGCACAATCAATATTGTAAATTCGGTATTTCCAGCATTTACTGCCAGCCAAGTTCTAACTGTTCCTAGCCAAGCACCTGTAGGTAATGTGTACTATACCAGTACTGTGACCACTGATGGAGCACCGCTGACTACTTTTCAGTTGGACACAGCCAACATCACCGGCAATATCACAGTGCAAGGTGCAACTGCTGCCACCTCAAACACAGTAGAATGGTACAATGTTCCATTTGAGGATTTGAAGACTGGAGATGTAATCAACCAACTGGACCTGACCAGCAGCACAGAAAGATTGGGCATCAATGTAGAAGGATTCCATCCCTACATAAGATTAGAACTTAACTTCTCCAATGGCGAACTAGCAGAAATACTTTATAGATGAAATTCAAAAAGATAGTGGGGTTTGGTGACTCATGGATCTGGGGTGATGAACTCTTGGATCCTGCCTTGGTCAACCATCCCCAAGCACATCCTGTCATACAAGAAAATACTGCGTATCGAGAAAGCCATTGCTTTCTGGGCTTGCTGGGTCAACACTACGGCGTACCTGTGGAAAACTTTGGCATCAACGGCGGCAGCCTGCAAAGTAGTATATGGACTTACCTGTGGTGGTTAGAACACGAGCAACTAGATCCTGGTGATTGTCTTGTCCTAGTGGGACATACTGATGCCAATCGTGCAAGTTTCTACAACCCGCTTCACGTAAGTTATCACGGTGATCCGTTGTGGAATAGATATGTTCATAGCCAATGGATTCACAGTGGCTTTGAAGAAGAAGATCGAACCTGGACTCAGATGGTAAAAGCACACACAGTATTGACTGATTGTGATCAACTGCACCAACTCAATTACAAGCAAAGTCTTAGATTTTTTGAAGGACAGCACCATGTGCTAAATCGCAACATTGTACAATTCAGTACCATACAGGCTCCTGTGATTGCTGCTGCTGACAATTTGATTTGGCCAGACCGTAGCTTGAATTCATTTATCTATCCTAATCGACACTTAATGGCACCCAACGGTCATCCCAATGAACGTGGACATGTAGTTATCCGCGATCACTTGATTCCTGAGATAGAACGTGTTATACTAGCTTGATGCTAGATATTGTTCAATACCTCCCAGGAAAACGTAAACAAGCAAGTTCAGGCTGGATCAGCTTTAGCGGACCATGTTGCGTTCACAACGGCGAAAGCACGGACAAGCGACAGCGCGGCGGTCTGTTAAGTAGCCCTGACGGCTGGAGTTATCATTGTTTCAATTGCAATTTTACAGCCAGCTTTATCTTGGGACGTAATCTCAGTGTCAAGGCACGCAAGCTGTTGACCTGGTTAAATGTACCCCAAGAAGAAATAGAGCGGGTCAACTTAGAAAGCCTAAAGCATCGCAGTATTGCAGGACTTATAGATGATAGGCAACGAACTGCTGCTGCTATACAAGGCATACGTTTTGAAGAATGCGACATAGGTGGTGCTGAGTTTGTAACAGCGCATCATACAGAAGTTTGGGAATACCTGCGACAGAGACATGCACCCTTAGATTACCCTTTCATGATTAGTGCCACTACTTTTGATAGAGCTGGTGTAATTATACCATTTACCTATGACAATACAGTAGTGGGCTGCACAACTAGATTCTTAGATGATCGTAATCCTCGTTGGGTAAACGACTTCCAACCAGGATATGTATTTGGAACAGACCTACAACATGCTGACTGGCAGCATGTAATTGTAACCGAAGGTATATTTGACGCATTGAGTATCAGTGGGCTTGCACTCATGCACAACACCGTAAGCGATGCTCAAGCAAGACTAATACGCAACTTGGGTCGAGAAATAACAGTGGTGCCGGATCAAGACAAACCTGGCATGGAACTTGTTGATCGTGCTGTAGAACTAGGCTGGGCTGTAAGTATGCCTGCATGGTCGGATTGTAAAGATGTAAATGATGCTGTAATCAAATATGGTCGGTTAGCAACCTTGCTAACTATAATGCAATCAAGAGAAACAAGTCGAATCAAAATTGAACTAAGGAAAAGACAAATTGTTAAACAATTACGGAGCTGATGTACAACGGCTTTTCTTGGAAATGATGCTGCAGGATGCATCTAGCTATGTGCGTGTACAAAATATCTATAATCCAGAAAACTTTGATCGTACATTGAGACCGGCTGCTGAGTTCATTATGACACATTGTAATGATCACAAGACCATGCCGGATCGCACACAAATTAAAGCAACCACGGGAATAGTCCTACAAGAAATACCAGACTTAACCGAAGGACACTTTGATTGGTTCCTGGAAGAGTTTGAAGGATTCACACGCAGGCAAGAATTAGAACGTGCAATTTTAAAGTCCGCAGACTTGTTGGAGAAGGGCGAGTATGCACCAGTTGAAAAACTGATCAAAGATGCTGTACAGATCAGCTTGACCAAAGATCTAGGCACAGACTTCTGGGCAACACCAAAAGAAACACTCAACAAGTATTTCAACAAGGGCGGCCAGGTTTCAACCGGATGGCCGCAGATGGATCATATCTTGTATGGTGGGTTTAGTCGCGGTGAACTGAACATTTTTGCAGGTGGATCAGGATCTGGCAAGAGCCTGGTCATGATGAATCTGGCACTGAACTGGCTGCAACAAGGCTTGTCGGGTGTGTATATCACACTAGAACTGTCGGAAGAATTATCTACACTGCGTACAGCAGCCATGTTGACAGACACCAGTACCAAAGACATTCGACGTGACTTAGATACCACCGAACTTAAAATCAAGATGGCAGGAAAGAAAGCAGGGGCATATCGTATCAAGAGTTTGCCGGCACAGAGTAATGTAAACGACATACGCAGCTTTATCAAAGAGTACGAAATCCAAACAGAATCAAAGATTGACTTTGTCATGATCGACTACTTGGACTTGATTATGCCTGTATCCATCAAGGTTAACCCCAACGATCAGTTTATCAAAGACAAGTACTCCGCAGAAGAATTGCGTAATTTAGCAATTGAACTCGGCGTGCTGATGGTCACAGCTTCGCAGCTTAACCGTAGTGCTGTAGAAGAAATTGAGTTTGATCACAGTCACATTGCCGGCGGTATCAGCAAGATCAACACAGCTGACTTTGTGTTTGGTATCTTTACAAGCCGTGCCATGAAAGAGCGTGGCAAGTATCAAATGCAATGCATGAAGTCACGCAGCAGCCAAGGAGTTGGTAACAAAGTAGACTTAGACTACAACATTGAAACCATGCGTATTACAGATGCCGGGCTTGACGAAACAGGACATGCATTTGGCAACGGTGGCCCACCCAGACCCAGCATTTTGGATTCAATTAAGGCTCGCAGCACTGTTACACAATCCAACAACGAAGACACACCCAAGATAACAGCAGACCTACAGAACACCAAACTCAAACAGTTGTTGGGTACAATCAAACAAGGTTGACACATGAATTTGATCTGTTTCCCTCACTACACCTGCGGCGGCCTGTTATGCGACATCATGGAAGATACCATGAGCGAGTTTTCCAACAACGGCGGACTAGCAAGTCCCACACACAATGTTGGCAAAATTGGTGACTCGCCGGATGTATTTACAGACTACAATGTTGACGAATTTATGAATAAAGTTCAGCCCTGGATGGAATCCAGCAGATGGATAGGAACACATTGCTGGCCCGGTCCCTTGCCATTGGACCAATTTGAATTTGTTATCAATGTCACTACCACTACCTATGCCAGCAAGATATATCGTTGGTATAGGGCCTATCAACTGTTCTTTTCTCCTGCATGGCAACACCTGTCTGGAGAAGAATTGGTTGATCAAATAAAACAAAAGGCCAAATTCTATCTTAAACCAGCAGAACCTGTGATTGCACTCAATGTATTAAATTTAGAATTTGCTGATGTAGTACATCAAACTGAAGAACTGGCACAGGCCCTAGATCGAGGCCATGTTGTCAGAAGCAGTTCAAATCCACACTTGACCAGATGGGCCGAACAAAATAAATTTTTATATCAAAACGACATTTGGAACAGCACGGCTGCCAAAAGCTTTTTTCACGCTGAGTTTGAAACCAATTTGGGTCGTAACTACCAGTGGGGAGCTGACAAGCATTACAACACATGAAGAAAATATACACATTTGGTGATGGGTTTGCAACTGGTCATTTGTGGCCCGAATGGCCTCAGATACTACAGGCCTTGGTTCCAGACTACACAGTAAATAACACCTGTTCTGCCATTGGTGCTGGAGCAGAATATCTGGTAACTGGCCTAGTAGATCTTGTGCCAGAACTTGAAAATAACTTGGTGATTTTCCAATGGCCAATGGCTGCAAGATTTGACAAATTGATCGAAGACAAGCATTGGTTTCATGTGGGTAAAACAGATCCTGTTTACCATTTTAATTTCCATAAACGCCCCTACGGAACCTGGTGGATCAGCAGTGCCAGTAAACAGCCCCAAGTGCGAGAATATCATGAAAAATTTGTACAGTCTGGGCAGCATAAAATCCGACTAACAAACTATCAGACATTAGTACGTAATACCTTGGAAAATCTCAACTGTGCCTATTGCTTTACATCCACCCACGAGCAACAGTATTATTCGACCTTGACAAGATTCGCAGAAATACGGCAACAAGAAGTGCAGCCTAGTCCTGTTGTACACTACTATTTCCTGACGGAAAAAATCTTGCCACAAATCAATATAGTCTATGATTCAGCTCGTGCACAACGCTTGGAAAATCTAATTACAACACAGTCGTGGCAAGCATTTGATCCACATTGTGATGATATTTGGCGTGATCTTGTTGCCCGGTTAGATTGATTCAAACCCCATAAATAATCCAAAGGTGCTGGCTATTATGCAGAAAAAAACCCGTAGCATTCTGGAAGAATTGGATACGATCTATCAAGATCGTTTTCAAGATCGTGATCGCCGCTATGTGGTAGAAAGTCGTGCTACAAATGTGATTGCCAGTGCCATTAGACTAATCGAACAGATTGAATCGGCGTATCCTACTGATCAAGCTGAAAATTTAGTACGCAAATTACTAAATGCAATCCGTGATCGAGATCCAAAAAAATTCACAAGAACAGTAAGGAGAAGTGATGCAGATTAAACACATACTCAAAGAACAGACCCCAGCAGCGCCGCCAGCAGCAGGTGTAGCGCCGCCAGCAGCAGGTGCTGTAAAAAATGTTCAGCAGGCAGCTGGACAGGTCAAAGGCCAACAGACTCAGGGCATGTTGAATGTGCAGGCACTGAAACAACTGCTGCCAGGCGTAGATGGTGCCAAGTTGACACAGGCCATGCTGGCTGTCAAGTCAGGTGCCATGACTGCAGCACACTATCAGATACTGGGTATTGCATTTCAAGAATTGGTGCAGGCCGATCCTGCTACAACTGTCAAAGTAATGAACTTGTTGAAGCGAGTGCAACAGGAACCTGCAGCAGCCACAGAGTCTCAAATCCGAGGTCGACGATAAATCATGCAAATTTTTGAATTAGCTCAAAAACAGCAGAGTACTCTGTTGATTGAAAGTATATGCCATGATCTCACCGGAGATCAACGTCGCATAGTAGAAGGCATTGTGCAAGAACTGCGTCCCTTGTTTGAAACCACTCTTACCACTGATCAAATACAGCAGATTTTCCAACAGGCACAGAAAAAACAAGCAGCTCAGGGCGGTGTTGGTCGTACCACGATCGGTAAAGCTGTAGACGCAACCAAGGCAGTGGGCAGTGCTGTAGGCAGTGCTGCTGGAGCAGTAAACAAGGCCATTGACGGATTGGGCGGGCTTCTACAGAAGACTGCACCTGTACAATATTTTGACAAAAAGTTTGATGAACTAAAGGACAATATCACTACAAAACTGGGTGCGGATAGTGCGGCGATCAAGACCATTAATCAGTTGGGTCAATTTGCCCGAACCAATCCAGGCAAAACTGCATTTGTGATCGGAACATTGACAGCAATAGCAGCCTTGACCACTGGACCTGCAGGTGGTGCTGTTGCAGGACAAGTATTGCGTGCTGCAACAGAATTGTTGAAAGGTGAGAAGTTATCAACTGCTGTGGGCAAGGGTCTCAAGACAGCAGCATTTGGTTATCTCACAGGTTCAGTGTTAGACAGCATTGGCGACTGGTTCCGTACCTGGACCTTGAACATGGTGCAGTACACACCTGAAATCAGAAATGCCAAATTTGGATGGAGTCAAACAATTTCGTGGCAAATTCCAGGTTATAGTTATTCAAATACCCAAATTCAAAGCATCGACGCTTACTTTAGAAATGCTGATGCAGATCGGCTATCTCAACTGGTCAAAACATTCAACAGCACCAGCGATGCCAATGTCAAAAATCAAGCATTTGACGAATTTAGAAAAATATTTGCAAAGGTTAGAGAGGAGGGATATTTTGAAGGTGCTCTTGTTGACGACAATACTGCACGACAGTTGGCTATAGCCAACGACAAAGCTTATCAGAACACAGTCAAACTGACCAAAGGCATAGCTGCCGCAGCCCAAGGTGCTGTGCAAGCTGCTACCGGCGCATCTAAAACTGCTGCTGCTCCTGCTGCCGCTCCTGCTGCTGCTCCTGCTGCTGCTGCTCCTGCTGCTGCTCCTGCTGCTGGCACTGCCACAAATCGAGTTCGCGAACGCTACACCAGATTGACCAATAAAGAAATACGTGAAATATTTGCTATCGCAGGCGGACAGATCATCGAAGGCCCCACATGGGATAAAATTAAATCTGCAGGCGGAAAACTTGCACAAAAAATTACCACCAAGCAGGTAAGTGCAGCAGCATTACAAAATCATTGGAATTATGTCAAGACATACGATAGTGGACTTATTGCTAAGATATTACGTAGCAATAATGTATCAGACAGTGTCATAAAGGATATTTTTGATGAGATGAATATTGAAATTGATACTCCTGCCAGTGGTGGGCCTAAAACTGCCCCTGCTGCTCAACCTGCTGCTGCCACTGCTACTGGCACTGCTGCTCAACCTGCTGCTGCCACTGCTACTGGCACTGCTGCTCAACCTGCTGCAGTTAAATCAACCACTGCTGCTCCTGTAATGGATGCCAATCGAATTCTTAAATCATATGAAATGATGACCCCAGAACAACGAAAACAATTGATCAAGGATTTAGAAATAATCGACGATCGTGACAGACTGGCCACCGGCACAAACGAAAGTCGCAAACGTCAGAGAAGAATATGAATTTAAACGAAGGCGGTAATGTATTCAAAGATGCTGCTGGACAACCGTTGACCCAGCGTATTAATCAAGCTGATGTCATGCCCACTGCACAGTGGCTAGAAAAGATTACTGGATTGGATCTCACAAAAGACAAAGACAAACGCGATGGCAAGCCCGTCAAATGGTTAGGATCAACTGGGCGTAAAGCAGACTCCGGTGACTTGGATCTTAGTGTAGATGCTGGTGAAATGAGCAAAGATCAATTGGTCACAGTATTAGCACAATGGGCCAAGAGCAAAGGTGTGGATCCTGCCAAATACATCAAGAAGTCAGGTTCAGCTGTGCATTTCTTTACAGCAATTGGTGGCGACCCTAAAAACGGCTTTGTACAAACAGACTTCATGTTCAGCAACAAGCCACGCTGGACACAGTTTGTACTCAGCAGTGATCCACGCAGTCAGTACAAAGGTGCCCTGCGCAACATCATGATGAACAGCATGGCCAAGGCCCTGGGCTACAAGTTAAATCAAAATGATGGTATTATGGATCGTGCCACGAATGACCTGATCACCGACGATCCTTCCATGGTGGCACAAATGCTGCTGAGTCCCAACTCTACCATTGCTGATCTCTACAGCGTGGAATCTATCTTGAAAGCCCTAGAAGCAGATCCCAAACGTGCTGCAAAAATTGCTGACTTCAAGGCACACATGGAACGCGAAGGTATAAAATTTGACGAAGGCATCTACGAAAACACAGATTTATATACTGAATACAACGAAGTCAGCATGATGGCTCGTTTACGTGATCGCATTGTGAATCAGGGCATGCAGGTCATTGTGGAAGGAGTGCGCATTGAACACCCCGAAGACATGATCTTTGATCAACGACCCAGTGCCGGCCTCAAGCAAGCACTTGACGGTATTGTGACTGCTGCTCGTAATCCCAGCGAAACTACTGTCAAGTGGGATGGAAAACCTGCCATCATATTTGGCCGTAAACCCTCAGGTGAGTTTGTGTTGACCGACAAGTCGGGATTTGGTGCCAAGGGCTATGACGGTTTAGCCACCAGCACAGATCAAATAGCTCAAATTATGGCACAGCGTGGTGGAGAACGTGGTGAACTGATTGCCTTATATCAACGCTTGTTTCCCTTGCTGCGTCGCGCAGTACCCCAAGATTTTCGTGGCTACATTCAAGGAGATCTGTTGTATAGCCAAACTCCAGAGTTAAAAGGCAACAACTATGTGTTCACACCCAACACTGTGACATACACAGTTCCAGCCAACACAGACCTGGGTCAGAAGATTTCACAAAGCACAGCAGCAGTGGCCATTCATACTTCTTTGGCAGCACCAGGAGCCTCTGCCACACCCATTCGTGCTGCTGCCTTGGCACCCAGTCCAGGTCTGCTGATATTGGATCCCAGTCTAAAAAATCCCAAACAGATCAAACTGGACGCTGCCACTGTCAAGGATGCTACTCAATTGCTCACAAAATACGGTGCTGCTATGGATCAGTTGTTTGATCCTGCTGAACTTAGAGCACGTAAGATCAGTGACTTTCCGGCCTTGGTCAAGACCTACATCAACAGTCGTGTACGCACTGGCAGTTATGATAATTTGATGGGTGGTTTTGGTGAATGGGTCAAGCAAAAGTCCCCGGCCAAGGCACCACGCATATTTGAATGGGCTACTGAAAACAAACAGGCAGTGGCAGCCCTGTTTCAAGCGTTCTTGGAAATTTCTAGTCTTAAAAATCAAGTGGTACGTCAACTGGATGCTCAGGCACAAGATGTGCAGGCCAGCATCAACAACGAGCCGGGACATGAAGGTTATGTGGGACAAAACATGAAGTTTGTGGATCGTTTTAGATTTAGCAAGGCAAACTTTGCACAAAACAATCCTGAATTGACATAGGTACCAACCAATTTCTGCCTTTTGGTATAAATAAGTGCAGGGACGAAACATTCCCACTCACAAAGGAGAATTAAAATGGCAGTATTCAATCCAGCAAACGGTGATGCACAACCGGTATTTGCATTAGACATCAACAACGGCCCACAACAAGGCGACATCTCTTCAGCTGCACTGGTGCAGATGGCAGGTCCAAAACTGGACTTCTTCGGCGTTGTTGTTCAGAACGGTTCACAACAAAACATTGACTTAACAAACGAACTAGGCAATGTAACATCAGGTGTTTTCACACCAGGTGTTGTTGTTCAACTAAATCAAAGCATTCAAAACACAGCTACTATTGCCATGTACCAGGTTGAAGCTGCTTCATCTGGTATGATCAGCTACGCTGTATATCCAAGTGGTGCTTACACAGCCGCCGATCTACAAGCTCAACTGCGTGCCTTGGGCAACATTCAAATCACAGCCAGCGATGGTACAGTGACAGGTGTCAACGTCACAGGTACAGACGTTACAAACGTAGGTTTCAAACTAGCTACCAGCTAATTCGAAGTCAGTCAAGTATAGACCCTGAGCCCCGGATTTATTTCGGGGCTTTGTTTTGACCATTAAATACCTGCACTATGCAACCACTTAACCCAATTCCATTATGGCCTATCCTGATGTACGACTTTCAGTGGGACGATCACAATCAGCATCAAAATGAGCTTGTCCAGGTATGCTACGATCTTGAAGCCAAGAAACATGTCAGCAATGTTGCTCCCGATGCCAAACGCGGCCTTTACGAAAGTGGATTTGACTTTGTCTCTACAGATTCGCCTGCTGTGCTGGCATTCAGTCACTGGGCCAAACAGTGCATGTTTCGTGCTGCTGCCAATGCCAACAAGGCCTTTTGGCCCCCAGGCATGAATGTCACAGTAGAGATACACGAATCCTGGTGTCATATCACACGCGATGGTGGCTATCATGACATGCATGCTCATCCTGGTAGTTCTTGGTCTGCTATCTATTATGTAGACACCGGAGACATGGGTGCTGCTGAAGATAAAAATGGTGTCAACAGATTTTACAATCCCAATAATTGTGGGTATGCAGATGCAGGAATGGCCTGGGTCAATCGCAACACCAGCATTGACTTCAGAGCAGAACCTGGCATGATGGTTGTTTTCCCCAGTTGGTTGCAACATTCTGCTGTGGTTTATCGTGGCAAGAAAGATCGTATTGTGATTGCACTAAATTGCAGAATCACCAGATCTGATCTGTCACAGGTGTCAATATCAATATGAGTCAACGCATCAGATGCCAAACTCGATTTGATATTACCGAAACAGGTGTAAAGAATCGTAGTCACAAGGCCAACACGCAGTTCAAAGACATCTCTGGTCGTGTAATTGGCACAGAATCGGAATGGAACCGGGCCAGAAATCAACAGTGCAACTGGGAAACTGTGAATCAAATCATTTCCTTGCGAACCTTGCCAGAAAATATCACCCGGCCCGTCCACAATGTGGACACTGGCATTTGGTCGTTTGAATTTGTAGTGGTTGATCCTGCCACTGTGGCCTGTGATGGTAATCCAGTGGGTTATCTGCAAAAAGACTGCGAACATGTGCCCATGATCCAGGGCCTGGATGAAACAGGAGAAATCGCATCGGTCTTGGTGGCTTTGGGTGCAGATGCCAACATCTGGTTTGAGCTGTTAGCATAAATAAAACATCTTGGGACACAACATGGTTGACACAACTGATATTGAAAAAAAGAGTTTGGAAGCACATGTGGAATTGTGTGCCGAACGCTATCGTTATCTGGAAGAAAAGTTAGAATCACTTGAGGCCAGATCAATTGAAAATAACAAGATGATTTCTGACATACGGAGCATGATACAGACCGTGGTTGCCAATCGCAATGATCAGATCATCAAGTGGGGTCTGGGCATTATTGTTACACTGGGCGGAATAGTCGGCTGGCTCGTAACGCATTACGTACTTAAATGAAACAAAACACTGCCATACCACAGCTGGAAAAGCTGATGCAACAAGAATTTGACCAAATCAAAGATAATCTAATATTCAGTGCCGACGGTCTTTACCATGTGTTTGACAGCTACACAATAACTCCAAAAAACAAAGAAAGTTTTGAAGTGGCCAGACCACGGCGTGATGTCAAGACCTTTGGCAGTCTGCGTGTGGCACTGAGTTGGTGCATTGCCGACAAGTATAGACAGTTGGCACTGGCACACAGTCTGCAGAATTTAGATCAAGAAAAACAACGTATCTACACAGATATCGTGGTGCGTCAAGCTGTTTCAAAACGCATGCAGGATCCAGATCAAGCAGAATTTACTCAACTCAAGATCACCATGAAGAAAAACCACCTGTCCAGGGTGGAACAACAATTGACCAAATGTGTCAATTTGGCTAAATACTGGCAAATACAAGGATTCAACCGCGATGAAACTGCACGAACTAGACCAACACAATCAACAAGATAAAGCCCAACAGGTGCTGCAGGCCAGACTGGGACACACAGTATCTTTTGCCAATCTGACCATGCGCGAATCTCGTCACATGCTGTTGCGTGTGCGTGGCCTACTCAGCGAGCACAGATCCACTGCAGCAGCACATTCAAGTGAACGTGATCCTGCTTATCTCAAGCTGCTTATGTTGGAATCAGGTCTCAAAGGTCGACTGAAAGAAGTGGCCCCTGTTGTGCCCGGGCAAGCACCTGCTGCAGGAACAACGCCTGCCACTGGTACTGTTGCAGCAAAGCCAGGACAACCTGTTGCTGCACCTGTAAATCTCAAAGATCCAAAACTTGTTGCTGCCGCTAAAAAATCTCAATCCGGTCAGCCACTGAATACGCAAGAAAAAGAAATGATGTCTGCTGCTGGCGCTGCTGCTGTTGCTATGCAAAAAGAATCACGCATTGCTCGCCGTAGACTACGCGAAAGCGAAATTCAACAAGCACAGGTTGTTCTAGCTGCACAAGACATGGTTGATCAAATTCAAAAGATGTTGGAGCAGATCAGTGCCATGCAGTTCAAAGACTTGCCAGCTCTAACAGACTCAATCAAGAACGACATGGGTCCTGATCAAGCCACTGCTTATCAATCAGCTACTGCTGCTGCACTTACACAATTGCTACAATCAGTACAGCAAGGTAAGACAGCATTAGAAGGTGCACAAGGTACACTGACAGGACAAGCTCCTGTTGTGCCAGGTCAAGAACCAGCTGCAGATATGGGTGCAGATCTCAATGCAGAACCTGCTGTTGATGCTGAAGTAGCTGTTGACGCTGACATTGTACCGCCGGCTGATGAAGAAGAGCCAACACCTCTTGGTGCACCAGAAGCATTAGGCCGTGACCGTCGTGTTGCTGAAGCCAAGAAAGGCAAGAAGC